TCATCTTTCAAGAATTGCGTATCCGGCTTAGTTACAGAGGCTCAATGGACAAATTATCAGATTTTTTAAAACTTTCCGAAGTTAAAGAACAGCTTAATAAAAAGCCTTCCGAGCTTTTAAGCATGGACTTTAATCGTGATCCTTTTCGGGCTGTATATTATAATCCCGATGTTATGCTTTCACCGGCTGACGGTTTCGTACTCTATTCAAAAGAAGTCAATCCCGATGAAGACATAATAGATGTAAAAGGTGGTAATTACACAGTCAATACTTTGCTTCGAGAAGAAATAAAGGAGTGCTGTCTTGTTATTGGCATATTTATGACGGCAATTGATCCGCACGTAAACAGAATGCCCACAAGTGGCTTTTTGTCTTTTGAAAATCTTCCTTGCTTAAAAGTAATGAATCTTTCCATGAGACCTATTGAAAAAGCAATTCTTGAGCAAATGAAAATCAATTACAACGATTGCCGGTATGCTTTTTACAATGAAGCCTTCAAAAACGCAATTCTTTGTCCCTATTTGAATCAAATTTATTACCTGATGCAGATAGCGGATTTTGAGGTTGATGTTATAGCTCATTTTGGAAATCAAAATGATTACTATACGCAAGGCGAACGATTTTCAGTAATTAGATTCGGTTCGCAGGTCGATCTTATAATACCGTTTAAAGGCAAGAAAAAGTTTAAGTCTCTCATACCCGATACGGGCGAGATATTTCATATTCAAGCCGGAGTTGATCCTATTGTCTCAATCGAATAGCACAATTTGCATGACAGAGGCTTTGTGCCGCCGCTATCCTGAAGTTTACTGGCCAGCTCGCGTCAACCTGGAAGCGGCCGGTGTCGATGTGAAAACGATTTGGAGCACTCAAAATATTTGGATCAGGGATTATTTCCCTGTTTCCGCTAATGGCAAACTGGTTCGATTCACGTATAAAACAGTAGACTATGAAAAATATCGGCAGCTTGATATTTCAAACGAGCCTTGGACCGGAGTTTTTCCCAAAATAATTTCTTACTATCCCTCGATCCTTTTGGACGGCGGAAACCTTGTTTGCGGCTTCGGCAAGGCCCTCATTACGGAAAAGGTGATTTGGGATAACGGGGCCGGTGTTGTAGCGGACCTCGAAAAAATACTCAGCTGCAAAGTCATCATAATTCCGGTTGAGCCTGGGGACGATCTCGGTCATGCCGATGGAATAGTAAAATTTATTGACGTCAGAAACGTTCTTATAAATGACTATTCGCAAACAGCTAAAAAGGACAAGGCTTATATTGCCTATCAAAAAGCGTTGGAAGCGGTTTTGTATGCGAACGGTCTTAAAAGCTGTAAAATCGAAAACGCTTATGCTCAATGGAACTGGTCTATGAGCGAAAAGGATTTTCGGCAGGCGTTTCCCATGGCGGATGATTTTAATCCAGGCTTCGGATATTACATTAACTTTTTGCAAGTAGCCGATACGATTCTGCTTCCCGCCATGAAAATAAAAGAAGACGCTAAAGCTTTACAAACTGTGCAAAAACACTATCCTGACTGTCGAGTTGTAATGATTGACTGCTCGCGTCTTTCAATGGAAGGCGGACTTATAAACTGCGTAACAGCCGGACCTTATATGGAGTAAACCGAAATGGCTCTTTTAACTTATCCTAAATTCAAGGCTTTTTATACAACCGGTATTCCTTTGGCCGGAGGTTTGCTCTATACCTATTTAGCCGGAACGGTCAACACTCCGCAGGCGGCTTATTCCGATATCGGCTGCACCGTACCGCTTTCTAATCCGGTGGTGCTCGATACCAACGGCGAAGCCGTCATTTATCTAAAAGGCGCATACAAACTTGTTTTAGAAGATTCAACCGGCCTGCCTTATTGGACTCTCGATAATATTCAAGGCATTGGTTCAAGCACCCTTGTGGGTATCGAAAATTATGGGAATAATCTAAACGCGGCTATAGCCGCCATTGGCTCTACGCCTACTCAGCTTTTAATTGATACGGCGGTGAATCTTACAGCGAACGCAGTAGTGCCTTCAACTTTGGGCTTGATGATTGTCAAGGGCGGTTCAATAAATAATGGCAATTTCCTTCTTACGATCAATGGTCCTTTTTTTGTTGCAGGCAATTTTCAATGGTCTTTTGGAGCGAACGCGCCAACTTTCGGCTCAGGCGTTTTAACAAGTCCCGCCGATCCTGCATGGTGGGGAGGCGGTGCCGGTGGAGTCATCTACGCAAACGCGGCAGCAAATATTATCGGCGTTTTCGCGGCAAACTCGGCGACTCCCGATCTTTCGCCGGAGCTTCCGGTATATGTGACGGCCAATACCATGGCGACGACAATCACCGATTTTGCGAATAAGCCAAACGGCTATTCATTCAAAATTATCATTGGGGATATTTACACAACTATCAACTTTACGGGAAATATTACAGGCCATGGAGGCGCAAACTGGTCGCCGAATTTAGGAGATGTCATTGATTGCGTTGTAAGTGGCGCTTATGTGCATTGCACGACGTCAGCTTACGGGGCTTGCAACGTTCAAACATTTTCAACCTCGGGAACATGGACGAAACCGCCTGCGGCAAAAATTTGCGTGCTAGAAGGCATAAGCGGTGGAGGCGGCGGCGGAACCGGAACTAATGTCACAACAGCCAATATCAAAGTCGGCGGCGGAGGCGGCGGCGGAGGCGCTTTTGCTCAAAAAATAGTAAATGCCAGTGACCTACCCTCTACCCTTACTTGTAATGTAGGAACCGGAGGATCGGGAAATACCGTTGGCATAAGCGGGTCCGGAGGCAAAGGAGGTGATACCTACATAATAAATGGCTCAAAAACATACCTTTATGTTCAAGGCGGAACTGGCGGAGCTAATGGCGCGGCGGCTACTCTATCCGTTGGTGGCGTAGGCGGGCAAGCATCGACTCCTTATGGAAGTGTGAACGTGTCTCCGGCAAATGCGCCAGGAACAGGCTGCCAGAGCGGAAGCGGTTTTACAGCGTTAAGCACCGGCCTTGCTCAAGCCGGCGAATACGGTGGAGGCGGCGGCGGCGGCGCTCCTAATTCGGCTGTGAATTCAACGCAAGGAGCAGGGTCGCTTTACGGCGGCGGTGGAGGCGGCGGCGGAGGCAATGTAAATGCGGCCGGAACGGTAGCTTACCCAGGAGGACCCGCAGAACTTCAAGGAGGCTATGGCAATGCCGATACTGGCGGTCCTGTCGGTGGAAATGCCGGTTCTTCATTCGTTCCTGCTGGTAGTCCGGGACAAGCGGGCCAAGCAGGCTCTTCGGCTCTTGGAGGGGGTTCCGGAGGCGGCGGAGGTGGAGGCGCTCTTTCATCGGGTGCGGCCGGAGGCGCTGGCGGTAATGGCGGCGTTCCCGGAGGCGGCGGAGGCGGCGGCGGCGCCATTCATGCCGCTTCCGGTGCGGGCTTGGGCGGTAATGGCGGCGCAGGCCTAATAACAATTATTACCTATTTTTGAGTTTTGATTATTCCTCCTGTAAGCCTTCTGCTATTTGCAAAAGAATTAAAATAACAATGCCGTGAAAAGGACCAAAAAGATAAAAGCAGCAAGCCATTGTAATAAGTCTGCCGATTAAGCCCCACATTTTAATTCTCCTTTTAAAATAATTTGAGTTGTTTAGCCTTTTGCGATGATTCGTAAAAGGCTATTTCTTTTAAAATGCTTTCAGCTTCACAGATGTACCAGTTAAAATCCAAATCGAACGGTAAACTTTCAGGTAAGTCCATTAAAGGCTTTGCGCCTTCACTCCTGGGTACAATGTTGCCACTTGAAACATAATTGATTGTTCCTATTTCGTTTTTTGCATAATACCACCTTACGACCTTTCCCAAATAAACATTGTCCTTTTCGGCTCCTCCTTTCACTCGGCGCACAGTTACAAAGCGTCGAATGTCTTTACATCCTATGATTGTTTCTTCAACTGCCTTTCCCTCGGTGATAATCGCCTTCACAGCGTCGTTACAAATCAAATTTACAGGATTTTTTGACAAAACCGTATTGCCGGAGCTTCCTTTTTCGCTGTAAGCTCCTTTTGTCTTACATTCGTCATCTTCTTTTACTCCGATAAAATTGTTAACGTCCCGTAAATAAAAAGCTTTATATTTCGTTTCTTCGGTAATAAAGCCTGTATCATGCTCCCATTGCGCTATTATTTGTTCTAAATCATCGTACCGGGTTTTATGGCATTTAATTAAAACGCCGTCTGTATTTCCTGAAACAACAGAAATTCCAGCAAGCTCTATACGCTCGATCAATACGAGAAGAGCAAGCTGCCCGGTAAGAGTGATCGTCACCATAACATCGGGGCTGTAAAGACAAGAATACTTATTCGCATGTTTTCCGAAAGTGCCGTTGATTGTGATTTTAAGCGAATCAGCTACAACCATGTTTTTTGTGCGTTTCGCTTCGAGCCGCCTGTCAACCAGGCTTTTGTAAACATCGAGAAACACCGGACCGATGTGCCGTGCGTACAAGCCGGAATTTAAAAGAATTGCCGGGTAATAGCTCGATACATCCCGATCAAGAAGCAAAACGTGAGCATCAGCTTTATGCGAAACACATTTTTCCTGGGAGTGCAAGCCGCCAATACCAAACCGGTAAAGAGTTTGGCCTATTTTGATTTCCAAGCCGTCAAGCTCTCGAGGCATTTCAATGGACCCCTTTTCGTTCACAACGAAATTCGCCTCTCTGACGCTCTGTAGCACCATTTTTAGAGGGTCTGTCCGATAAACGATGTATGCAGGGGCTTTGTACTTATAACTCGTTCCAGGAGCTATCTGCGGTCGCCTGATATGCGTTCCGGTCAGCTTTTGAACTTCGGACCTGATGACGTATTCCGCGATCTGAGCATCTGATTTTGAGCGCAGGTCTTGATCGTAAATTTGTCCAAGCTCTTCACGAAGCTTGATTTGTGGGGAAAGTTCTTTGTAAAGCAAGGCTGTACAGTCAAGATCGTTGATATTGTAATACTTTACCGTTTCGGCTTCTTCAGGAGTCAGCAGTTTGTCGGCGTCGAAAGGAAGCTCCTGCAACCTGGGCGCATGAAGACGGCCTGCATAAAGTTTTAAAGAGCCGTCCAAGGGAGCAACTTCGATCAAGTCGATATGATTGCATTCAAAGACATAGAAGTTGTATTTTTTCTCCAAATCTTCTTTTTTTAAGCCGTATTTGATTATGTCATCGGAACAGGCTTTTAGCATTTCAGGCGAAAAGCCGCAACACGCAAGCCAAAGCAAAATAATATCGTAATAGCGAGAATTGAAACCAATCAAAAGAAACGAACGCAACACCCACATGAGTTTACGAATGTCAAAAGGATACTCGAAGCAAACAACTTTACCCGATTCAATTTCTTTAAACGAAGCAAGAAAATAATTCGGATAGCATTCAACATCGAAAACCATTGTTTTACCTTGAGCAGCAATAAGTTCTTGATCGGTCATAAGCTCGAAGGGCCGCTTTATCCGGTCGAGGGAAAGGCGAAGTTTGGGTTTTTGAGTAAGAAAAGGGCCGAGCGTCATACCGTTTTCCCCATTACAACCCCGCGCACATTCTCGCCGAAGAAATAGGCCATTGAAGGATAAGTTGCGAAATCAATACGCTCAGCCACGCTCTGAAGCATCTTCAGATATTTGCCAGCAAATATCGAGCCTGAAGGCAAACCCGGTACAAGGTAAGAAGTGCTAATTTCCGAGTCTTTGTGCGAAACTATAGCTGATTCCGCAAAATAAACCGAATCATTTTCAGAGAAGGGCACCACAGCATCAACAGCATCGTAAAAGCCTGCCGGTATTGGCCATGCGTTTGTTTTTTGATTCAAAATTTCATAAACGTTTGGATACTCGGCATCGTAAAGTTGCGTCTTGATCCAGCTTTCATCTTCGAACCAGAAAGTAAAACTTTTTCCAGGCGCATAGCCAAAGTGAGCTAAAGGTTTGTTCGCTTTGATTACTGCCGATACAGCCGCTTTAGGCATGAGCAGGCCGGGCGGTAGATTTAGTCCGTGCCATACCTCGAAAAGCACAGCGCCGTTTGAAGCTATAATCGATCCTTCGCTGAACAGAATCGCCGCCATATATACTTCCTGAGCGTCTTGCGTGCATAAGGGAGCCACAAGCTCAAAGGCTTTAACGAGTGCGGAACTCAGCGGGCCTATCGGTTCGTCAGGTCCGGAATAGATTACATCTTCAAAATTCACACAGGGAATTAGCGCTCGAAAAGCACCGGACTTAACCGAGAGCCGGCCGTTTTCAGTTAAATTTATCGCGGCTTCTTCGCCGCACCTGGACAAAGCCGCGAGTGCTTTTAATGTATGCGGGCAGCAATTAGGAGCTTCGGCTTTGCAGCCCGCTGCTATCGCACCATCAAAGGCGCTCAGGTAGTTATCATACAAAGCGCAATGCGTTTGATAAGTCGTTCCTTCATTTCGCTGCGCAATCGAAACAAACTTAATCGCAGCAAGCAACGAAGCGGCGGTGTTTTTTGGCGTTTTTGGTTTTCTAGCTCTTGATTTTTTTTCAGAACTCATAGCTTAATATCTCCGGCCATTTTTTGTTTAACCACACTTTAATTCTTTTAGGCTCTCGAAAATTTGCAATGCTCGATTTAATAAATTCTAAAGCTGATTCTGTTGATTCGGGCGGTTCGAATTGGCTTCTTTGCCTCCACCAGTCTCTTGCTCTTTTGCCAACTTGCTTTTCATGCTCAAGACAAATCCATTCATCGAACTTTTGCAAACCTGAATAATACGAAACTCGTATAGAATCGGGCATACCTATTTTCGAGTGCCGCTTATACATTACACTGTCAACATCAAACATTTTAACAATCGGCATATCAGAGCGTAAAAGCTGTTCGCTGGAAGCCGTCCTGACAATTTTCGTTTGAAAAATGAACTCGAACCCGCAGTTAATGCAAAAGCGCACGGAAGCATGGTTATAGACTCCGCAAGCTTCACAAATCTTAACAGGCACGTCGCCGGTCTTGTTACCTTTTTTCTTAGGAATCAAAGGATCGTTGATCGGTCCGAGCCTTCGAGTGTTTCCGGCAAAATCTAAAACAAGCCCGTTTATTTTGCCGGTTTCCGGCGAAGGTCTAGTAGCTCTTCCCAACATTTGTACCCACAAACCTGGGCTGGTAGTAGGTCTAAGCATTCCAATCAGGTCGATGGCAGGATAGTCAAATCCGGTGGTAAGCATATTATTATTGGAGATAGCCCGAACGTTGCCCTGCTTAAAATCCAAGATTCTTCTGTCTCTTTCTTCTGACGGCATTTTGGAATGAACCGCAGTACACGATACTCCAAAGCTTTGCAATATTTCGGATATATGCTCTGCGTGCGCAATTCCCGACGCAAATATGAGCCACGACCGGCGATTATGCCCTTGCTCGCAAAGTTCTTTAAGTGCCGCATACGTGACTTCTTGCTTATCGACAGCATTTTGAAGTTCTCCTTTTGCATAGTCGCCGTTTATTAATGAAACACCGGAAACGTCGAGTTCTATTGAAGTTCGTTTCGGAATTAGCGGGCAAATGAAGCCTTCGGCAATTAGCCGATTAAAAGCGTCAATGCCGGTAAGATCAAAACAAATGTCAGTGAAAAGGCCTCCTTCTTCAATTAGCATCCCTTGACCGAGTCTGAAACAAGTCGCCGACAAGCCAATAACCTTCAGACAAGGATTAATAACTCGCAGTTCTTTTATTACCCTTTGATACATGCTATCGTCTTTAGGGCTTAAAAGATGTGCTTCGTCAATTATAAGCAAATCTCTAAAGCCAAAAGCATGAGCATTTTTAGCTACACTTTGAATATTCCCAAAGATAATAGGCATCATTACATCTTTTTGGCCTAATCCCGCTGAATAAATACCAATCGGGGCAGTAGGCCATAAGCGATATAAAGCCTTTGCGTCTTGTTCTATAATTTCTTTTACATGGGATAGCACCATAAAACGTTGACGCGGCCATATCCCAAGTACCTGTTGAATAAAACCGCCTTCCACATAACTCTTGCCCGTACCTGTGGGTAAAGCAATTAAAGGATTGCCGTCATTTTCGGTAAAATAATCGAAAATGGAATTAATAGCTTCTTGCTGATAATTGCGAAGTTTAAAGTTCATATAATCGACTTCCACTTATCACAAGCTAATTTGATGTATTCTTTAGGTATTACACCATATCCTTCGCATTCCCATTGAGCGTCTTTAATAGGAGCGGCGTGTTTGCAACTTCGGCAATTCTTATCTGGCAATCGGCCGTTATAGCAATGCTCAACATAATTGCAATATTTACATTCGTAATAAGCCGGGTTTTCAGCGATTCTTTCGGGGGGTTCTTGAGCGGCTATAATATTTTCAGCTTTAGCTTCAAGCTCTTGAGCTAATGTCCAATTCAATTTTATAACTTCGATGTGAATATCGTCGTCATTTTTATTCGTGTTCATGTATAAAGCGTATTGAAGCTGATACTTAAAGCCGTAAATACACATTTGCGCAAAATGCTGCGGCTTTGCAAACTGTACACCTTGACTAACCAGATCGTTGAAGCCGCGCCCGGTCCCATTGGTTTTAAACTCACAAAGAAGCGGCTCCGATACGTCATATTCCCGTGGGTATTTTGCTATTCCATCGAGGGACCCGCCGCCATGGCCTTGCGCCATAATTATACGGTGTTGATTGCCGTCTTCGCCTGTTTCCCACACTGTAAAGCCCGCTCCCCGAAGATATTCCACAAAGCGGACTTCTTCCAGCTTTCCCCGTTGAAATAAGCGGTACATGCGAGCGGTGTATTTTTTATGATAAATCCATCTAAAGACAAACCAGGAATGGCGAGCGCACGGATGACCGATTATCGAGGCTCCAAGATGAGAACGCGGACCGTCGTCATAAGCTTTGATGCAATAAGCGTCAATGTCGTTTTTGATTCGTTTTGCAAGCTGTGTGAGTATACCAGGAGAGTCCAAATTCATTTAGCGCCTCTTTCTATCTCGGATATGCTTTTTAATAGTTTTGTTTAGTCTTTTAACGGCTTTTTGTTTTTTTATAATTCGTTTTTTAGCAAATTGCTTTCTTTCTTCATAAAATATTGTTGATCTAGCTATTGCAATTTCAATTTGATCTTTTGTTAGCCATGAAATGTGACAGTTAGCCAACCTTATTTTAAGCTCTGCCGCAAGCCATTTATAAGTCATTTGACGAGACAGCAAACCTGATTTCCATAGTTGGTCGAAAGAAGCGTGGGCTTTAACTCTAAGCATACGAGTTTCTGAATCGGCCATTTTACCCATAGGTATTTCAGTGCCCGCATGACAAGTAACGGAAGCTTCACAATCGCGGCATCTCCATATATTGCTATTATTTATTACAGATTTGATCTCAATGTTACCTGAGCCGCAGCAATCGCAAACTGAAGGAGCTGACAAAAAATCAATAAGCTTATTGTTTTGAATAAACATTTTAAGCCTTAAATTTGCCTGCCCGAAGGCGGGCAGGCTGAAAAATTAAAAAGGTGTCTTATCGTCTGTGGCTACTTGCTTGTTCCAAGGTGCTTGCACCGGTGGCGAGGCAGCTCCTGCCGCCCAAGGTGTTGTTACTGACGCAGGCTGGTCGGCCGGTGCTGAAGCTGGCGGAGCCGGCGGTCCCCATTGAGGTTGCGGTGCTCCTGCTGTTTGCTGCGGTTGGCCTTGCCAATTTCCAGGCGCAGGGGCCGTTGCTGCTGGAGCTGGTCCTTGACCCGCCTTGTGCGGTTCGTTGCCGTTGATATCAAGAATTTTGGTAATTTGAGTGTATTCCGGATTTTTCTTTTGCTGCTCGACAATGACACGAAGCGGCTGATTGTGAAGCTCCTCGGTACGGCCGATGCGATATTTCCCGAGTACGTGGCAATAAGCGGAAAGACGCTTGTACGCGATGTCAACAGCTTCCTGGTTAGCATTACAAAGATTGAGTCGGTCCGCGCCAGTAACGCCTTTATAAGGACCGTCAATAATTTGAAGCATCAATTCAAGAAACCATGCCGGATTTTCAGGCGCAGAATCTTTAGTTGGTTTAGGCTGACTCGCAATGATAATAACCGGCCAACCTTTTGAATCGGATACTGGCAAAGCCGATGGTTGCTGAGTTGGATCGTATTGTGTTGCATCGAAATCAAATTGCATTGTTTTCTCCTTTTAAAAAATTGTGGCTTTTACAAAGGTTGAAATATTATTTGATAGCTTCTTTTTCCTCCTTTCGTATAATTCGGTTATTTAAGAGAATTTTCTTTTCAGCCCGCAATCTCCTGTATCAGCACCAGGCTGTATAGGTTCCCAAAACTGGCACTTGCCGGCAGCGCAGCTTCGTACTACCTCACGAGCACCATGCCCGGATTGTAATGCCAGAAAGAACACTATTTCGTGTATCGGGCATGAACGCCCTCGGGCTTCTTCGGTTGTGGAGATCATTGCATCATCATTATTTCCATGCTTTTGCAAACAGCGCTGCTAAATTAGGTGGCTCAAATTCGTCCAAATTTCCGGACCTGTCACGCGCCATAATGCCGAATATTTCTTTGCAACGCAGGGCTGTAACAATTCCGTGTTCGGCATGTTGAATTTTATCAACGTGAATAATCACATCAAAAAGATGCGGTGCTCTTACGGGAAGTTCCTTGCCGGGGAAGTACGGCCGTTTTATTGTTCCTTCGTTGGTTTCCAAAATTTGTTGTTTGCAGATAAGATAAAGATGCTTATTCGGCATGTAATAAAGTTTTACAAGATGATCCATTATTGTTGTCGCCATTTCACCATAAGCCCGAAGCCCGTGCTGTTTGTTACCCGCTTTGCTGGTTTCCCCTAAAAATTTGGAAACGTAAGCTTCAGCCATTTGACTGACCGAATCAACAATCAAAGTATCAAAATTTTTGGTTTCAGCCGACTTAAAGAACCATTCAAAAAACTGGTCAATACGATCCGGAGTGTAAGCATCATAAGCGTGTTGAATCGGGCTTTTTCGCATACTGAGCATTCCCGGCTCAGTTACCAGCATAACGGGATTTGGAGCTGTATTGCTGATTGGCGTTTTGCCCGATCCAGGAGGGCCGTAGGCCACACATTTAACGCCAAGGCGCAAAGCAAGAGCCGAAGCAGGTTTAAGGTCATTTATGTTCATCGGCTTTGCCTTTTTATTTGCAAATAAATAAAGCGATAAGTTCCAGGTCGATTAATTATCATGCCTTTTTCGTTTCGTTGATAAAACAAAGGCTGACGCTTCGACAAATTGCCGTAAACTTCTTTTCTTATCAGCTTTGCTTTTCTTGCATTCATGTTGTTTCTTTCCTTTGTGTTAATACTTCGTGAATTGCAAAAATAGCGATTTTGTGGCGTTTCCACCATTCAAGTGCTTTTGAATCCATGCCTGCTATTGTTTCGTCATGATATTTTCGCCACGAATTGGCTTTGTGATATTGGCAGCCTATGCGTATGTGGCCAGTTTGAATATAAACTGTCCAAATATCTGTTATATACACAAGCAGATTGGCTCCGCACAGATTGGCTCCGCACAGATCGGCTCCGCGCAGATCGGCTTCGCGCAGATCGGCTTCGCGCAGATTGGCTTCGCGCAGATTGGCTCCGAACAGATTGGCTCCGCGCAGATTGGCTTCGCGCAGATCGGCTCCGCGCAGATTGGCTCCGCGCAGATTGGCTTCGCGCAGATCGGCTTCGCGCAGATCGGCTTCGCGCAGATTGGCTCCGAACAGATTGGCTCCGAACAGATCGGCTCCGCACAGATCGGCTCCGCGCAGAACTAAAAGCTTCAAAGCCGCTTTAAAATTGTCGGCTTCAATTTCATGAAGGATTTTACCGCTGACATAGTTTTTTATTTCTATTAACATTTTTCTTTCCTTTCTTTCAAATAAGTGTTAAAAACAGCTTCGAACATGGCTTCAAGTTCTTCGCAAGTTGATTCCTTAAAATAAATCCGCTCCGCATTTGCAAGACATAAAGCCCGTTGCTTCAAAAATCCATATTTCATTGCAAAAGTGGGGCAGATTTCATTCATAAATTCAAGTCTTGATTTTGGCATTTTAGCAGCTCCTTTTGAACGTTATTAACTAATTTTAATATCGAAGTGTGCTTTGGCTTATAAGACGAGTCAAAGCACACTCTAAAGTTTATTTCTTTGCTTTAGGCTCAACAATTTCAAGCGCTGGCGTTGCTGGACTGATGGTTAAAATCTCATCAATGAAGCGTCTGTATTTAGCCGGACAAGTATCATATTCTTTTTTGTCCAGTTCGGGCTTAAAACGAATGATACGCTCGGCGATAAATCTGCCTTCAGCATCAACATTTTCGATACACTCCAACGCATCATTGACTTTGCCGGTGTCGATGCGACGATTCATTTTAAAAACAGCTTTGAGTTTAAAACCGTTGCCAAGATCAAGGCTTCGCGTGCCTTCAGCACGCGAGTCGTCATGTTCGGCGGGATAAAAAGCTTTAACTACGGATTTTCGAAGATTCAATTCAATTTCCTTTGCCGTAGCAAGCGCCGTTGCGGCGGCTTCCCATTGCAGCAAAAGAGCATCCTTTTTAGTTTTTTCAAGACTTAAAGTTGACATTTTAGAGACTCCTTGTGTGAGTTAATTTTTCTTACTTGGCGTGAGTTAATTTCCCTTACTTGCCTGCTAAAATATACCCTGATTTTTAACCTGTCAAGTCTTTTTTTCTACTTGACAAAACTTTTTTTCTCGGTAGGATACCCACACAAATCTTGCCGAAAGGATCAAAAATGGAACAAGCCCTCTACAGAAAAAAATCGCCAGGGGCGTTACACAGCAATACTTTAGAGCTACTTCGGACCAGGCCTCGAACGTTAACCCTGGAGCAAATAGCCAGGGACACCGGCATAGAGCTCGGATGGCTCTCAAAATTCGGATCGAATAAAATAGGGGACCCGTCTGTAAATCGCGTAGAAGCCCTGCGAAATTATTTGCTGTCTAAATTTGCTTAAACACCACAACCCGCAAGGAAAATTTATGTTTGAGCAAATTCCGGTGGCGATGCGAAAGTACCGTCAGTTTATTTGCTGGCGACTTGAAGGCGGCTCCAAAATTCCTTACAATCCGTTAACCGACAAACTTGCCTCGGTTTCTAATTCCGCGACCTGGGTAAGTTTCGAAGAAGCCGTTGCGTCAGCATCCGCTTATTCCGGCATCGGCTTTGTACTCACCCGCGCCGATCCGTTTTTTTGCATCGACCTGGACAAGACCGAAGATCGAGCGGAGCTTGAGCGCCAAATAAAAGTCTATCAGGATTTCAATTCCTGGACCGAGCGGTCATTTTCCGGCAAAGGCGCGCACGTGTGGGGAATCGGCGAAGTATTTTCCGGCCGGCGGCGTGCTAGCGTCGAGGTCTACTCTACAGGTCGCTATATAGCGATGACCGGCAATGTAATAAACGATCAGCCGCTAAAAGACTGCCAAGAACTTTTAACACAATTGTGGAACGATTTAGGCAGCGAAGAAGAAAAACAAATTTACGAAGGCGAAGAACCGGAAAAGGAGAGCGATAAAAAAATTATTAGTAAAGCTTCTAAGGCGGCAAATGGAGAAAGATTTAAGGCTCTTTTATTGGGGCAATGGCAGAATGAGTATCCGTCTCAGTCTGAAGCTGATTTCGCTTTTATTGATATACTCGCTTTTTATACTCAAAATAAAACGCAAATCACACGTATGTTTAGGCGCTCTGCGTTGGGACAGCGAAAAAAAGCAGAGCGTAATGATTACGTTAACAATATGATTAAAAAGAGTTTCGATCAGCGCCTTGCACCAATATCCGATGAATTACGAAATAATTTAAACGCTCAAATGTCAGCACTCACAAGTTCCGATGCGCCAGCACCGCCGCCAAACGCTTTTAGCGTGCCTTCCGGGCTATTAGGGGACATTGCCCGGTTTATTTACGACGCAGCTCCGTCTCCGGTCCCCGAGATAGCCCTGGCGGGTGCAATCGGCCTGATGGCCGGTATTTGCGGCCGGGCTTACAACATCTCAGGGACCGGCCTTAATGAGTATGTGATCATGCTCGCTCGTACGGGTTTTGGCAAAGAGGCCATGGCGGCGGGCATTTCCAAACTGCTGGCCTCGATCAGAATTCAAGTGCCCGATTGTGTAAATTTTCGAGGGCCGGGAGAAATCGCGTCGGCCCGCGCTTTGATTAAATATTTGGCCGAGTCGAAAACAAAATCTGTTGTGTCGATCCTGTCTGAGTTTGGGCTGCTTTTCGGCACGATGAACAGCAAACACGCCGATTCAAATTCTTTGATGCTGCGCAGAACTATCCTCGATCTGTTTATGAAATCAGGACAATCCAGCGTATTCGAGCAAACAATTTACAGCGACAAACAAAAAAACGTGCCGTCCATCGGCGCTCCAGCGTTCAGTTTACTTTGCGAATCGACACCTGAAGAATATTATAAAACTCTGGACGAAGCTTTAATTTCACAAGGACTCCTTCCACGCTTCACGACCATCGAGTATTACGGCCCGCGTCCCGCATTTAATGCAAATCATCTCAACGTGGAGCCTTCAGAGAGTTTAAAAAACCGGCTTGCGGCTCTTTGCGCTGAGTCTCTTATGCACAATGCCCGCAATCAATCGGTGATCGTACAACTCAGCCCCGCCGCTCAAATTCTTTTCGACGAGTTTAGAGCGTATTGTTTCGCGCAAATGCCTGAGCCTGCAAAAGATATATTCGATCAAATTTGGAGTCGTGCCCACATTAAAGCCCTGCGTCTGGGCGCGTTGATTGCCGTTGGCTGCAACGAGATAAATCCAGTGATGACTGCCGACGCCGCGCTTTGGGCCATTAACCTAATAAAAGCGGATTCCCACAATTTGATAAAGAGATTTGAGAATGAAGATATTGGAGAAACTGTAAGCGAGTCCAAACAGCTTAAAATAATTCAAAAAGCAATGAAAGACTATATTTTAAAAGATTGGAGCGAAATTGAGAAATACAAAGTGGGAAACCCCAAACTGCATTTTGCAAAGATAATTCCATACAAGTTTTTAAATCATAAAATTGGTAGTATGGCTGATTTTCGTAAAGATCGAATAGGCTCAACTAATGCAATTAAACGCGCTATCGAAACATTAATTAAAAATGGCGATGTTACGCTTGCGTCAGGCGCGCCCTACGGTTTTTTAGGGCAATGCTTTTTTCTTGTCAATTTGCCCTGAGTATAAGGCATGTATAAAGAAGATATAACGCGTAGAACCTTACTGTGTATAGAGTATAAGGGTATGCCAAAGTATAATTTTATAAAGGGTAGGGGAGGGTCGCGTACGCGGAGCAAAATATAACAATTATATATTATACTTATTATACTATTATACTACTATATATACTAACAACTTACATGTCATACACTCATTATACAAACGTTATACCGGCAAAACCTGTTTTTTAATTTGATTTAATTTAATTATATTCTGTTTTTTAATTTGATTTTATAGAACCTGTTTTTTTTATTATTTTATTTTAAAGGAGCAGCTTAAAATGCAATTTAAATCAATAACTCCGGAATCGTTGGCGGCATCAGGTAGTGAGTTCGCACATCAATCGGCGTTATTTTGCTGGTGTGCTTTAAGCGTGGGTAAATATCCTGAGTTAGAATTGCTTTTTCACATTCCTAACGGCGGATATCGAGGCAAAGCCGAGGCCGGAAGATTTAAGGCTGCCGGTGTCAAAGCCGGAGTATGGGATTTATTTTTGCCAGTTGCGCGAGGCGGCTATCATGGATTGTTTGTCGAAATGAAAAAACTTGGCGAAAAAATAATACCAGGATCAAAACAAGACAAATTTGGCAAAGGTGTAAATGCACAAAACTACGCAACTTGTGTTTGCGATAGTTGGACGCTGGCAAAAGCGAGAATTGAAAATTATTTGAATTTAAAATGAAAAAAAGTGCTTGACAAATCAAAATTAATGATTTAAATTGAAATTAAAGATTGATTAACTTTTAAAAGCCTAACTGAAACTCACACGCCGAGCCCGGCGAATTCCGGGCAGGGAGGATTGGATTATGGACTACGGCCGAGAAATTTATGATGCGACACATTATCTTGGTTATTGCCGCGACCTCGGAAAGTACGAAGATCGTTGCGAATGGGATTTTGTTAATGAAGAAAATGAAGAAAATGAAGAAAAGGAGGCAAAGGAATGATTAAATCAGGAACTCTTTATTGCGCGGTAGGCAACAACGGTGTCGAAGCCATAAGCTACGAAGAATTGTGCGCTCATAACCGAACGCGTATCAACGTTGACAAATTTGGCGGTGAGAAAATTACGGCGTGCTGGTGTAACGGTTGCGGTGATTTGCTCGCATACAAAATTGTTGACACAAAACAAAATGTGTGATTGTGTAAAGGCAAGCAAGTAAATTCAACCCACAAGAAAGGGAAGCTATGAGCAAAAAGGAAAAAACTGTAATCAACGAAGAGGAAAAACTGTTTTTGGCTGAGGTAGTTGCCGCTTCAACGTCGGGCAACATTGTTTATTGCAATCCCGATTTGCACAAGGATTTGCTGAGCGAGAAGTTGATCGAAGTGAATTTTACGCTCAAAAATGATGAGGATTACGTTGCGGCGCGAGCTACAAAAAAGGCAATTGAATATCTGGCGGCAGATTCAGCGGCTCCGGTTGTCGCCGATCCAGTTACGCCAATGGCTGTAACGTCAGAAAAGCTCGGGCCTGAAAAGAGTGAATCTTTTTTGCCTGAGCGCGAAACTGTAGCGACCGGCCCTGAAAACGTGAATCTTTCAGCTCCGGCTTTTCCGGTTTTTCCGCTTGTCGACAATGTTCCCTTTCCCGTTAATAATGCTAAGCATGCCCGCGGCGCACATTCGAAATGGCCGTTCGGAACCATGGAAGTTGGTCAGAGCTTTTTTGTGCCCAACGGCATAGGTAAAGACGGCCAGCCTTTTGAAGCGCATGTTCATTACGCGTCGAGCGTTGCCAGTGCTATTCAGCGTTTCGCCGAGCCTACCGGCGAAACAAAAATCAAAACGGCTTTTGTCGGTTTTAACGCCAACGGCGAGCGACTGACTGCTGAAAAAGAGTCTCGAATTATGCGGCATGTGCGGATATTTTCCATTCACAAGGTCGAGGACGGTGCGCCCTGGGGTTCTCCTGGGGTTAAGGGCGCGGGAATATGGAGGACGAAGTGACTCAGCCAAAAAGCGAAATGTTCCTGGGGGAAATCAAGCGAAAATGCGGGCATATCGAGGCTGTTTATATGCCGGACGGGCTTAGTAAAGCTGATGCTTCGAAGTACACAAAGCGCAGCCAAGACGATGTTTGCTTTGCCTGCCGCATTGACAATGTGATTTCTCACGGATACAAGATTCAGCGTGCGGCAAGGCCTTGGCTTGGAGGGCATCAGGTAAAGTAACGGGGTGTCTTATTGGCGGCTCAGAAATGAGCCGCTTTTTTATTTGACAAAGTGAAAAAACTCTGAAATCCTACTGGTTGCCCCTCATGCAGGGGCGTAGATTGAAACAAAAGGAGAGCCTGTGATCGATTATCCTTCCGAGTTTGTCACCGCTGTAAACGACCTGATCGATAATTGGGAAGGCGGCTACTCCAACGATCCTGACGATCCGGGCGGCGAAACGAATATGGGCATTTCCCACCGCTTTTACCCACACGAAGATATCAAGCATCTCACCCGCGACCAAGCGATCCAAATTTACTACAACGACTATTGGCTGACACCTGGAATTTATAAGCTCCCCGGAGCGTTCCAGGCCAAGGTTTTCAATATAGGCGTTCTGATTGGTGCTCAGACGGCCAAGAATTTGCTCGTCGGCTGTAACACGATGGATGAATACCGGCAGGTCTGCGAGCGGCACTTCGAGGCGATTGTCATCAAGCATCCGGTCTGTGCGCGATATCTCAAGGGCTGGACAAGGAGGGCGCTCGCATGATCGACTATTCCGCCGCCATAGTCGTGCTGACTGTTGTGTTCCTGGTCTTCGTTTTCGGGAGGCTGATTTACGAGGTGCTGGAAGATATCGAGGCGGGTGAATGAACCCCGAAACAGCACATGAGATGGCCGAACGTATTTCGCATTTACAATGCATTGAGCACTCGGGTGTCGTCAAATCAATTAAAGTCCTTGAGGATTGCCAGACTGCATTATTTAAGAAAATCGACAGGTTAAACGCCACTGCGTTTGCTCTATTAATAACGATTATTGTTGATGTTTTGCTACGAATAGCAGTTCACCTCCCACATTGAAAGGACGACGGTCAATTACCCCTGACTGAAGTCAGAGGCTTGCAGTTCCAAGAACGGGAGTAGTTGAGAATCAGCGTGGACTGCGATGGGCAAATTGACAGGGTTGCCCTTAAAACTAAGATTGATTGCGG